CCGAGTTACGAGCGGAGCAAGTGCAACACGGGGTCGGCGTACCTCTTTACCGCACCTTAAAGTGCGTACGAGAGGATTACCGGCTACAAAACCAGCGATCCCCTGGCTTCGTCACGTCGCGGCCGTTTACGGCTTCGACAAGATGACTTTCAGGGAGACTGACTCAAACCGTGTTACAACTGTACGGAAGAACTGGAAAACCGATAGAACTATTGCGTGCGAACCGGAAGGGAATCTTTTCCTCCAACTCGCATTTGATGGTTTCATAAAGGACAGGATGCGTAAGCATTGGCATCTTGACCTATCGGACCAGTCCAAGAACCAAGATCTTGCCCGGGAGGGTTCAATAGATAATAGCTTAGCTACTATCGACCTCTCGATGGCATCCGACACCGTCTCATTAAACGCTATTGCATGGTTATTACCACCTCGGTGGTATGACCTGCTACGCGCCATGAGATCACCTTACGGTGATGGTTTCGGAAAACGCTATAGGTACGCAAAGTTGTCCAGTATGGGCAACGGAGCGACTTTCGCGTTAGAGACAATGGTTTTTGCAGCTCTCAGCAAAGCGACGACGGCGAAGGTAACCCGATGCTACGGAGACGATATTATAATCTCCAAGGCGCAGGGCCCTCTCCTAATCAAAACGCTGAGGTTTCTTGGCTTCCGAGTTAACACCGATAAAAGCTACCTAGACGGACCCTTTCGGGAAAGTTGCGGTGCTGATTGGTATCTCGGATCGAATGTGACGCCGTTCTATTTGCGGGCAGCTAGCTCTATTAAAACTGAGCTCTGCCATATCGTGAACGGCCTGGCGCCACTGACACATCCCGGGGGAGATTTGGCGAACTTGCTTTGCGACTTAGTCGCAACGCAGGCGCTGCCTTTTGTTCCCTGGAATTGGTCATCGATTAGCGGTGTTTGGGTTTACCCCTCGACCGCGTACTCCTTGAAACTGATACGAACCAAGAATGGGTTGTCCAAAGTTTTGGCTTTTACCTCCAAAACCGGACAGAAGACAATCGCAGACTCCCGAACCTTGTTCCTTTGGCATTTATCTGCCAATAGGCGTGAGGAAAGGGGCTATGCGGTATATCAACGTCATTTCATTGGCCTGTATACTCATACAGACCCGTGGACGACGCCCGTCTCAAGTATCATAAGCAGTTCCGTGCCCAC